TCTTTTTGAGTTTCTTTAGCAAGATCTGGCGTAAATTGTCTCAATGCTTTACGAAGTTCAACGGCGCCCTTTACGCTTGCTGGCATCGCTGATCTCCTTTGCTTCATCTTTGAGACCTTGAACTAGAGCATCTAGCATGGTCTTATCTAAATCTAATAATTGCTGTGGCGCGATTCCCAACCTAATGCTTAGCCTAGCAATTAGATAGGTGAATGGAAGATCGCGCTTTAAGCTAAAGGGTCTGAATCAAGCACCTCGACACTTTGTAGTGTCTCAATGAAATCCATACCAAAAGGCTTAACAGATTCACCTGACCTGCGAGTGACTTCCCATGCCAACCAATAAACATCCGATTGCTTTTCTTCATCGCGAAAAGCCTTGTGAAAACCCTTTTTAGCATATTGCTCAAACGAATACTCCACTGCTGGAGTGATCTCGCCTTCTAGCACGCTTCCATCTGTACGAACGATCTTTAGTTTTGCCATGATTAGCCCCTTAATTTAGTTGTTTAGAATGAACCTGAAGTTGCTACTGCAACTGTTGAGTTAGCAGTAAAAGTAATTGACTGTGTGCCAATATCGCCAACAGCACCGTTAATGTCTGTTGTGTTATTGACTAGCAAAGAAACGGTATAGAGAGGGTTAGTAGCAGAAACAATCGTTCCCTTTGTCTGTAGGAATACAGCTGTAATTGTTGTGCCCCAAGCAGCTTGTAGTGTTGCCAATACATTTGCTGACGCTGTGTCATTTAAGAAATCAATAGTTACAGATGATGCTTCCAAGCCTTTTACAAACTTGTGTGCTGTGTCACCCATTGCAGTAACTTCTAGCTCATCAAATGTGCGGTTGATTGTTACTGCTGTTACATGGTCAGAAAGATCAACAGAGTTAATCTTAACGCCTACATTGTTATTTAGAAATACAGCCATTAGGATTATTCCTCGTCTTTCTTAGTAGTTGCTGGCTTTGGTGTTGCTGGTGTTACCTGCCCAATTTTGATCAGGAAGGCTTCGTTTTCTTTTTCCCACTCGGACATTTTAACTCCAACTCGTAAGGATTGATACGGACATCTCACAGCTGAGTAGGTCACCCGAAGCAGCATTGAGAATACTTGGTGCGCTGATTGCACTTACATTATAGACCAGAGATGATGCTGCTAACTTGGCGAACACGCCACAGACAGTATCTTCTATGCCATTAAGGTTGCCTTCATTATCGAATAAAGGCACAGTCATAATAATCTTAAAGTTAGCCATTGGGCTAATAGTGATGTGCTGGTTATTGCTAGGAGTCAGATAAGGATCATCTGGAGACACGATCACGGAGTTAGCAAGAACTGTGGCAGGTGGAAAGGCAAAGACCTGATATTTAGTGTTATCTACTAGCGCGGTGGCTAAAGTAGTGCGGAGTGTTGTTATCGCTACTGGCGGCATTAGCCCACCATTGAGCGAGGGTCTAGCGCATGTGCTAACAAACCGCGCACCTTAGCGAGGAGCTGGGCGCTCATTCGGTAAGGGCTTGGCTGGAAATCGACTGCGTTACTGCCAGAAAGGGTGGCTGTACGCGCTTGCCAGATTTCAACAGATATCATTAAAGCTGCGTTCTGGATTGCTGTGTCGGTGGTGTAATCAACTGTTGCCACGGCTGCAACTTGTCCAAAAGGTGTAACTGTATGTCGAGGTTGTGCTGTTGGGGAGCCTGTCACCGCATAAGTAATAGATGTATCGCTCATACCAGTAATCGCTTTAGATCCGTTATGTGGTGCGCCATTACCAGTAATAGTTACCGTTTGACCTACATAAAAAACATCTTTTATAGATTCATTAAAATATAGAGTGCCCTCTGTTGTTGTGTTGCTGTGTCCCACATTAAATGTGTAGTTGTTCCATAGCATTGGAAGTAGGACTGCATCTGATGCATCGCATACTTCTTGAAGAACGGCATCAGTATACAAGGTACCGACTCCGAGAGTGCTGCGGAGTTCTGAAACTGTTGTAAGTGCCATTCCCATTCCTTTCTAAAGACTCTAGGGGATCAGAGGGCTACTGACCCCCTAGAGCGACTTAGTGTGTTTCTATCAGGTCTTGTTAACCTTAAACGCGCCTGCGCCTACCTTTGTAGCAATTGCTCCGTAACCGTAGTAACCAATAGTTACAGATCCTGTAGCTGTTGACTCTGCACGGAGACGGTATGTTGGTGACTCATACCATGTGTAAGCATCTGGGTTCACAATGATAAGTGATCCATCTTTGTCTGTGTTATTTGCTGTTGCAACATTTGCTGTCACATACAAATCAAGTCCAGCAACGCGACCGCGAAGAGCAGTTGGTGTTGCAGATCCTGGTTGGTTTTGTGGATTTGTTACTTCATTGTAAATTGGGCGACCTGTGTCGTTAAGACCCATTAAGTTTGACCACTGTGAAGTGTTAGCAATAAGGTTGCGAGCAAATGGATTTGGAAGTCCTGCTGTTGCAGAATAAACAGAAGCTGCACCGCGAGAAATAAATCCTAGCAATTCTGTTGCTGTTGGATATGTTGTGATTGATGTTGAATCAAGTGTTGCACCTGAAACGATTGCTGCGTGAACTGCTGTGTCTGTTGCCTTTGCGTAAGCTGCGCCCATGTTGCGAACTAGCTCATCAAAGAAGGCTGGTGATGTGCGATCAAGAAGTTCAACAGAGAATGTCTGTTGTCCTGCATACTTCTTTACAGTTACTGATAAGAACGCTGAGTTTTGATCTGTGTCTGTAAATGCGCTGCCTTCTGCAATTTCGCCGACTTCTGGCATTACTGTGATTTTTGGAATCTCGAATGACATACCTGCATCTGGCAATACTCCACGAGAGATTGCTTCGATGGAAGGACGGATTGTTGTGCCTAGTGGGTTGATGATTTCTGACAGTTGGCGTGTTGGTACTAGACCAGCGTTATCTGTTGTGTCATCTGCTGCGCGTAGGTACTGACGAGCGTTTTCGTCACCTAGTGCTGCACGGATTGAGTTTTCTGCATACTTAGCTGCTGTCAATTCGATGCGTGGCTTTGTGAAGTATGCTGCTGAAACAGTTGGGCGAGCAGCTTCAACCGCTGGTGCTTCAACTGGTGTTGCTTCGACTGCTGGAGTGGTTTCTTCCACGGTGGCTGTCTCGCTTTCTGTTGGTTGGGTGATTTCTTCCACAGCAGATTCTTCTGCTGCAATATCAGTAACCTGAGCAGACTTGAAGGCTGGCTCTGTTACTAAACTTACTTCGACCAAGCGAGCAGCGGATACATAAGTCACGCCGTCCTTGATCTTTGACTTGAGGACTTCTGCACCAATTGACAAACCGCTTTGCAAACCTTCTTCTGCAAGGATCAGTGCTTCTGTACCACGCTGTGAGCGACTTACAGAGAAAACTGCGTTGATTGCATCTTCTGACTCGCTGAATGAGACCATGCGACCTAGAGGCTTCTTTGTGTCATGCTGGCTTAGCAACTTGATTGCTTTTGGATCTGCAATGTCAATAGATCCAGAGGCAAAGATTACCTTGCCCATATTCGTTGATCCTGCTTCAACATTTAGAGGCACAATCTTGCCTGATATTGTGCGACTTGCTGAGTCTGCTGTGAGTTCAGCTGAGAAGGTAATTACTTGGTTCATTGCATACCTTGGCTTCCATTAGGTGTTAGATCTGTCATTCCCATAGCCTGTTCTTGGGTAATTAAGTTGAGGCTAAGCAATTTTTCGATCACGGCTAGTTCTTCCATTGGATCTGTGCGAAGGAAGTTCTTGTCAATATCAAAACGCACCACATTGCCACGAGCAGTAATATCATCCATAGACAGACGATCTTCAATTGCTGTAATGAATGGCTGTAAAGATAGTGTCAAGAATTGCTTACGCTCATCTTGCACATTGGCATAAGTCATTGAGTTGTTTTGATCTGCTGAAACATAATAAGCAGGCACATTGCAAAGACGCGCACATTCTGTCGCCAAGTTAAAAATGGCTTCTCCGTACATCATGTCTTTAGGTGAGAATGAAACTGGGTTGTATTCAAGTGTGCTTGTTAGATAAGCAGTTGAGCGATTATTGCGTGCTTGCTTCCATGCAGCTAGTAATCCTGAAACTTCTTTAGGATCTAGATCAGCACCAGTATTCTTGATGTAGCCAGTCGCCATTGGAGTTGATGCTGCAATTGCTGCTGCCTTTTGAACATCGATAGCAGCGCGGATTGTTGAAACTCCAGTATTGAGGATACCGTCATTGAGTGACTGGAATGTGATCAGAGATCCCAAGCCATCCATAGGCAAAGTAATTCCATCAACTGCATAAGACTTAACAAATGTGTTTGTGCTATCAAGTGTGATAGTTACGCGATTGTTAGCAATCCATTCAAAGCGAGATGGACGGCCATCTTCTGAATAAACTTCGACAACTTTCCAAAATGCTTGGCCGTAAAATAAAAGTGAATCAACAGTCCATGCAATCGTTACAGATCGTGGCTGTGAATAAGAAGGTTGCTCTAACCATGCAGGTGAGCCAAGTTCTTCATTTGTAGATTTCTTGTAAAGCTCTAATGGGATTGCGCCAATAGTGCCAGCCAATAGATTGCGGCATCGCATAAGTGCAGGCACAGAGATTGCTTCTGCTCTGCCAACATAGGCATATTGGAAAGGCATTGCATAAGGTGAATACTCGCCAAGAACCTGTGGCGCGGATTGAGCTTGTAATTGTGGCTTAGACTCTAGGCCAAATGCTTGCAATAATTTACCCATAGACAGAAAGTGTAGCATTTGTCAAGCAATTAGACAATGTGCTAGGGCGTGTCTAAGTATAGATTTGAGGTTTAGCAACTGGGATCATTAACTTGCTCACGACCATTGCTAAGCCAATAGGTGCCGAGATGTCTCCAGCAGACTTGCGCTTAATAATACGCCATGCCGAATCATTGACTTTAGCTGCACAATTATTCATTTGTTGAATGAGCTCGGTCATGCCATTATGAACAACCCTGTGATTTACCAAGCCTTCAAGCAAGTCTCCACAGGCTTTGTAAAACTGTTGTCCTGAGACATCCTCGGTAATAACTCCAGCATTAGCAAGGCGATCTGCAATAGTCTGAGTTGCATACTTGTCAAAGCAGACAAGACGCGGCTTATAGATGTCGCACCATGCTTTGATTGCGGCTGCCATCTTTAACTCATCGATCGCAACCTGAGAGCTATAAGTCTCCAAAATCCCGATGCCAATCCGTCCATCTGGCAGTAATTGTCCTGCGACTAATGATCCGTTGCGCCTAGACGGACTGACATCGAAACCAAATACAGTATAAGCCCCAGGCGACATTTCTAGGGTGTTATCGGATGTATCTTCTAGCACGCCATGAGGCCAAGGACTACTTAGTGAGTCGATCCACTGACAAAGCGTTTCAGTGCGCGTATTTTCAATAGGAGATGTAGCAATCGCTTCTTCAATCGCTTCCTCCGTGATTGTGTACCCCAATGAGGGGTTAGCCAAAGCCCATGCATCGCGATCAGTTATCTTGCAGTATTGAGGAGCAGAATACTCATAGAATCCGAAAGACTTTGGCGGATAGTCAATAGCTCGTTCTCGTAAGTCATTGAGGACAGTGCTGAAAGCGTCTCCTGCATTACTCGTGAGTAGAGTATGGCTACCTGCGTGAGCTCTAACAACAGGAGTTGCAGCTCTAAATCCATCTTCAGTGATCTCTCGTATTTCATCGATGTAGAGCAATCCATTGACTGATCTGCCTCGACTGCCGTCTCTAGTTGCTGCGACAACATCAAGCCTTGCTCCAGAGAGCATTTCAATTGACTCAGTGCCGTTTGCATGTCTGATCTGCTTGACGAATCCTTTAAGGTGGTCATTGGTCTCCAATAGGTGAGTGATTTGTCTGAATGTGTCGAGTGCCATGCTTCTATTAGAGGACATGATGAGGACATCGGTATTCCACTTGATGAGGTGAGCAAGGATTAACATACGCGCTAAATGAGTCTTGCCGTTCTGCCGAGCGACCAGAATTAGGTTCGTCTTACGAATCCACATGCCTTTCTTGTCCACAGTAAGCATGTCTTTAAGGACAAACTCCTGCCAAGGCATTAAAGGAATCTTTACAATCTCACAGAGATCCTTAACATCTTGCAGCTTGTTTTCGCCTTTAAGAAGTGGACTGTGAAGCCTTGGCTTGGTTGCCCCTCGTAGGGCTTTGGACTTTCTGGGCTTAGTTGTCATTGATCTGGATCGGGTCGGGTCTTAAAAGGACTGTCCAGCATCGTCTCGGACTGCATCGGGGAGATATAGTCAAGAAAGACAGGGGGGGTAGCCGTCTTGGCTAAAAAAACGCCCTCATTGAGCGCACCCTTGCGTAGGTTGCATGACTTACACAGCACCCTTAAATTATCAAGGCTGTGGTCTCCACCTACCTTGCGTGGGATGATGTGGTCGATGTGCATCTCACCCTCATCTGTACCACACAATTGACAAGCTCTGCCATCACGCATGAACACACGCTGTCGCTGTTCGCGATAACGCCTACTGTTCAGCTTGTCTAATGCCATCCCTTAGCCTTCCAATGATCATAAGCCTTGCAAGGCGTTGAGTATCTGTGCTTAATGTAGCGTAAGCCCCACTCTACTTGCTGTATTGGTGTAGCTGTTAATAGCCATTTAGATCTACCTTGAGGAATACCTGCATGACTACCATTACGAGCAGTTGGATCCCATGCACTTTCTTTTCCGTAAAGAGCTGCAATGCATTTGTATTGTTTAACATCTCCCAATGAGTAATATGCATATTGCTTAGGAGTCATAGGTATATCATTTAGATTTGTAGAGCCTGCTTCAGGCATGAAGCATAGAGCTATCCCAATAGCTACTAGCACCCCGCAAGCTGCGCCCCTCAGGGGCTTGCGGTGAGCCTTTGAGAGGCTCTGCGCCGTTAGCGTACCATCCGTGTCAAATTCATTTACATAAGTGCTGGTCAGAGCGGTGTGTCGCATTGGAATAACTCCTTTGTTATACTCTGTGGATAACTTCTGTGGATAACTACTTATCCGTTTTATAGAAGCCCTTGCCCTTAAAATGTATAGCTGAGGCACTAAAGCCTTTGATCATCGGAGCATTGCATAACTGGCATGGCACTACTGGTCTACTGTCGAATCCATGAGTGATTTCTTGAGATAGATTGCAGGATTGGCATCGGTAGTCATAGGTTGGCAAGTTAAGCATCTCCTGATCATGTATGACCCACATCCAGAGCATCGGTCTATGTCTGCCTCTGTGGGTTGATTGTCTAAGTGACCGTACTTTAATATGAGTAGTGGTAAAAGATCGCCTAGTCGGATCACGCAGGCATAATCCTCTGCGTTTTCTCCTTGTCCGTTGAGGCGCATGACAGCAAAGCCTAATTCCCCCGAAATGGCTGTGCGTACCTTGTATTGTCGAATGTATTCTAACGGCTGAAATGAGGCGCGGGCCTTAATTTCTGCGTCAAAAGGGACATTCTGAATATCCTTACCACTACCCCTTCCCACACATGCGCTAGGCCACCAAGTCGATAGGTACTCAGCGACTACGCGTTCTGTGCGGAAACCTCTGTGCTTTCTTGCTTGACTAGCCATTGACAGTATTGCATTTACGACATTGCCAAGTACCAGCAACTACTTCACCATTCACAATACGAGCTGTGACAATGATGTCATGTGCCTCTGTTGGCTCATTGCATAGCTGACAATTAACTGTAGTGATAAATGGAATGTCATTTAGATCCGTCCATTCACCATCTTTATCTATGTTATACACTTCTACATACCCCATTATACTCTCGCTTTCTGTGGATGCCATTTACCATCGCTGCCTATGTTGTACCAGATAGGTGGGCAATCAGATTTAATGCCGCCAGCGTTCATCTGCATACACTGATAGCCACCCCATGCCCTGCCATTTTTCTCACCTTCACGCCATCTCATGTGTCCATGCTTGCATTGTGGTGCTTCTTGTGCTTCACCTGTGCCTAGTATGTCTTGCACTAAATCCAGAGCTTTGTCTAGGGTTACTGGAGCATCTACTACCTTCATGTATTCATTGACTGGAGTAGTCCAATAGTCCTGCACATCTGCAACAGCAGGCTTGACAGGCTTTTGTGCTACCACCTTGCTCATTTCCTCTCGGCTTGGTCTCTTTCCTTTAGCTGCATAACCTGCATTTGCAAGAGCTCTGCCGATCGCTGAAGTCTCGCAATTCTCCAGTGCTGAAGTCGAATTAACACCTCGATCAGTAATTTTCTCTTCAGCGTACCCTGTCGCCCAGCTAAGGCTGTCGCTAGTAGTCTTAAATAGATACGCCTTGACGATGTATCGATCCCTTTCGACCACTTCCAACTCAGTTGCAATGCGGAAATCTGGATAGTCCTTAATAAACTTTTCAAGTCTCACCTCAACTGTCTCGTAATCGGCTAAATTAAACATAAAGCTCGTTCTCCTCTGTGGCCAGTTGGCCTGCAAGTGCGCCATAACTGCATAGATCGATCCAGTTGTCTATGTGCTGAGCAGATTGATTAGTCCTAGCCAGTTTAACCAAGACCATAATGCCTGCAACCTGATAATCATGTATCGGCATCTCTAAGTAAGCACTCAGCAGCATTGCTGTGTGTTCTAGGTTGTCGGCAGGATGTCCATACTGAAGCCCACGATCTCTAATTGTGTCGGTGGCTGTTAATAAGATTTCATTAGCTCTCATTTATCGGCCAAGCTGCGGCCTAGATTACGAGCCTTATGCCAGCCTTCTCTGCGACCATCCTTAAAGCCTTGGGAATACCATAAGACATTGGAAATCAAAAGCAATCCAATCATTCCTATAATTACTACTGAGTTGATCATCGTGTACCTATCTGTAGCAGTGCCCTTGACTGCTTACAGACTTAGAGTCTCATGCATGTCTGACAATGTCTAACACATTTAGGTAACAAAACGATAACGATTATCTAGGTCGGCCGTAGGACTTTCCAGACACAATGAATGTGCCGTCTTTCTCAATGTTGATAAGATCAACCTGCACCTTAGATCCATGCACATACATGATGGCGAAAGCCTGTTGCCAGTTGGCTGAACCCTTTGTGTAATGAGCCTGCTTAAAGTCCATAAGATTGCCTACTTCAACGCCATGCAGAACACGCCCTATACGGCCCCCAGAGGCCTCTGAGAAGGCCGAACGCCCTGCTCTGTGGGTATGACCTGAGATGACATTCTTGCCGTGCCTACGGGCTGCCTCTAGGGCTGATAGACCCCCTTGTGGCTTTATTGGTGTGTGGTCACCATGGACTGCAATCCAGTTAGGAGCAATAGCCATAGGGTTTTTGTGGAAGGTAATGCCCAACTCATCGAACTTCATGAACTTCTCAAAACGAAGCTCTGGCAATGCACCGAAGGCAGGCACTTTAGCCATAATAATGTTATACAGGCGATCTGTGTGGTTACTACGGATGCAATCCGTAACGCCTAAATCCCAGAGAAGCTGCACTGCCTCATTGCGATCATCATCTAGGGTCTGGGCATAACTGCCCATGCGCCCTTCTTCCCACTTGCTTATCTGTGGAAGGTCAATCTCATCGCCTATTGTAACTACTTGATCTGGCTTAAACTTGGAGATGAAGCTTGCAAGGTTACGAGTAGCGACCTTATCTTGGTAAGGCACTTGAAGATCGCTGACAATAACGATTCGCTTAATCGTCATCCTCATCTTCGTAGTCACCAAAGCGTTCTGGCTCTATGGGATCAGGCAAAATCCATGCAGGATAGGCGGATCGCTCTACGATAATGCCTAGCACTGTTTCTTCATCAAATCCTGCGCGCTTTAGAGATTGAGCAAACTCGTACATCCCAATGCAGTAAGCATCAAGAGCTGAGTAATCTTGCTCAACTAGATTCTTAGTTGCTTTTCTTGCCATGACAAAATTATCGCTCTAGAAGTATGTTGTAGATCTCATCGACACGCGAATTGAGTCGCTTAATTTCACCAAGTAGATGAGTAATGACATAGCCTGATAGACCACCGATGATGCCAATGGTTGCTATGTAAAGCGTGAAGAAGTCTTGTTGGGTCACTCGACCATTCCAAACGAATCATCCTTAGGGTTTAGCCAGCGCAACACTGGAGGCAGGATAGAAGCAACGCCTGCATAGACTAAAGCCTTAGGGTCAGTCACTCCCGATGCCGCAAGTGTGATTACAGCCGCAAGGAAGGCTCTTACCCAAGATCCTGACATCTTCTTCAATTCGTACATCACTAGCTCCTAACATAGGTATCTGAAAAAAAGCACCATCATTGTCAGCCTTTTTCGTAAAGCTGATATGCGCGTGCTTGATGTGTTTGTTAGCCCCTGTGTATTTACGCCACTTCCATCCGAGGACAGGAGAGGCAATTCTGCCGTTGAATATGATGTAAGCAATTCTTTTCTTGCGATCAGACTTTGCATACTTTCGAATCTCATCTGCAAGATCTGGCATGATCTCTGGCTTGGCTTTGCCGGACAAATCAGCATCGATGTCGATAGCACGAACCCATCCCTGAACATCTGGAATATGATCAGACTTGCCAGCACGCATGTGCCGTACATCTGCGATCCAACCGTCACTCGCACGATCACGCTCTGGGAAGGCATCATCGAACTGTTCCCTAAGTTGTGCAGCTGACTTACTTAGTCTTGGTTTCATCGATCACAATCGGTGTGGATTGTTCCGCTTGTTGCTTGTCGTAAAGTTCTTTGGTCATTACTGTAATTGAGTTGTTTTCACCTTTAATCTCAATGAACTCTGTAACTGAACCATCTGGATTTACTTGTTCTAAAATGCGATTACTCATAGTTCTGCACTCCATCCAATGTAATAAGCCGTTGAACCTTCGCCTCGTAAATAATAAAGAGCATTAGCGGTTAAGCCTGATGCTACTGTGGCGTTAATAAATCCAGTTGTGGTTGTCGTAAAGTTTGTATCAAAAGTAAGAGCAGATGGTGCAACAGAAGTACCATCATTAAACGATTGAACACGCATATTGGCTACTGCTGATGTGTCTATTGCAGTTGGTTGCACACGCATATTAACTGGCAAAGGCATTGTCAATCTTGCGCTTGTAGTTGAATAACCACCACCCTGTGCAAATACTGGATAAGCAGCCTTAGCGTCCCAGTTAGCGCGATAGTAATATCGTTGCGCCGCGGAAAGTTCTCCTTGGATTGTTCCGCCAGCGTATTTATATGATGTTGCAACAGAACCAACTTCTAATTGGACTTGTCCAAAATAAAGACCTGTGCCACTTGCTTGCGCTGCTGCTGGTACCAGTGCGATTCTTAAACCTTTAGTACCAACAGGTACAGCATAACTTGCAGTAACAACACCAAAAGCCGATGTGCTTGGCGTTACATCTGTAGTGACTACTGTTGTCCAAGTGCCGCTAGTTTGTGTGTTGGCAGTAGTGTTTGTTTGAATTCTTAATCTAAAAGTGCTTGCAAAAGAGGCTTGTGCTCGTACTTGGAGTGAAACAGTAATTGTCTTTCCACCTAAAGCATTAACATCTTGTGCTTCGAGAGCGTTAAACATTTCTGCGTATGAAGCCGCTGCTCCTGTAGTCCACTTCAAAGAATAAGTTGAACCGTCTGGCACGATTGTGCTTTCTTGTGCCACTGTTGTTGTGCCTGAAACGCTTGCATACCAACGGTCTGCTGTGTATCCGCTGGCAGTAAATGAAGTGCCACGCTGCCAAAAATCGTAGTTACCGTTAATTGCAAAGTTGGGCTTGACTGCTGAAACTGCTTGATAGCGCAAGCCTGTTGAGGTGGAAGAATCTGCTACAAGTGTCTCGCCATTGTTGCCTACTGAAAGGTTGGCAGGAGTAGAAGCAGCTGTTGCAGCAGCGATAGATCCCTTAGCTGTGTAAGTGGATTTCGGAGTCATCGTTGCCATAGTGGTATCAATGGCGTTACCTAGGGTACGAATTGCTAACGCACCATTTTTAACTAAATCGGTATTGTCTGGTTCTGCCCAGCCATAATTCGGACTTGTTGCCATTTAAGATAGTGCTCCTGTCGCGTTGTTCCAGATAAGTGTAGCATTTGTGGTTGCCCATGTTATTGTGCTAGGCAAAACTGTATCCCATTGTGTCGTTGATAATGAGAACTCTGTAGCTGAGATGTAAAGGGTTATCTCTACATAACTTGGAGTTGCCCTAAGAGCTACATTCTCTACAAAACCTTCAAAGGTGCCACCAAGAAGATTGCTCGGCAGATTGCTGATAAGCACAGGCTGACCAAAATAAACTCCCACTAAGCTGTCAAGCATTGCCGTGGTCATGTCTGGATTATCTAGACGGAAGGTGATTGCTCCAAGTGAGCCTTTAGGCACACGCCTTAAATTAAGCTCTCTATTGGCAATATCCGTGATGTCTGCAAGGTTCTTAATGTTAGAGTCAAATGAACGCTCAAACAGGCCGTAAGTGGCTATGGAGTCCGCATCAGAGGTACTGTAGGTGCTGCCGTATCCTGTGGCATAGCGATAGATAAGGCTGTTACGGATGCGAGCAGTCTGAGTTGTGGATTTGATAGAGGATGATGATGCAAATGAGCCATCGAGGAAAGTATAGCCATTTGCTGCAAGAGTGTTAGATCTGTGGTCTGCATCGTCATAAGAGACATCTCCATCTTTCTCCTCATAAATCTGACCCAGTGCGCTGGAAGCAATCTGATCTGCAAGTGTCTGAGACTTAGCAGAGGCACTAGCTGCAACAGCGATCATTGTGTAAAAACCTGAGTCAATAGTGCCAATGTAGGACTCGGCATCATTCCATGTGACGGTTGCTGGATAGGTATCCCATGTATCTGTTGGGGTTACTTCTGCCCATGACAGGTTAAGAGCTGCGCCAAGGATCGCATCTATCTGTGCGCCATCTAAGCCTTCTGCAAGGGCTGTGTTATAGACAACCTTTGTCAGTTTAGCCAGTGAGCCAATGCCAAGAATTGTGCCAGTAGTAATGTAGCCAGTTTCATCTGGGCTTCTTACTCCAACATTGAAATCTGATACTTCGCCACCAAACACAGTGACATAAGTCCCACTTCCATTTTTTAACTCTAGGGTAATTGGCTCAGTAACATTAATTGTAAAGGCTGCATTAGTAGTGTTGATAATTTCTACTTGGCAGTAACCTGCTGTGGATTGTCGATCAATATCCAAACGGCCAGAGGCAAAAGAAACAGAAGTGACAGTCGTATAGACATCATCACCTACTGTCACTCGCCATTCTGGAAGCCATGTCATACCGAAATTAATCCTCTAAGTGTGCCTCGATAGTTAGCCTCAACCAATACATTTTCAATTGCCTCTGCAATGGCGTTTGGATCACCGATGCCAGTGTTTACATTAACAGTAAAGTTAAACTCACGACCATTAGGGCTAATACCTGAAAGCATGCCTGTGTTGGGTGTGTATTCTTTAAGGTTAGGCTGGATCTGAGTGATCACGCCACCAAGAGCAGCAACATTGGCATTAGTCTCAGCGATAGTTGTAGCTGGAGTCATAGCAGAAATAGATGGTGCTGGGGTGGCTGCTACTGATGCAGTCTTAGAGCCAGTGTTGGCTAGATTGATAAGACCAAGTAAGCGCAAAGCCTCATTGAGATTAGCAAGATTGATAAGATCTTTAGGCATTAAGGTATCAAGGATAGATTTAATGTCTAAAAGTTTTACATTTTGCTGACCTAGAGCTCCAAGGATTTTAAGGTCTGCATTAAGTTTATTGGTTGCAGCCACAATCGCTGCTTCATCCTTAGAGGCAATTGCATCTTCCAAGGCAAGGATTGACTTCTTGACATTTAATCGAGCAGTGTCATTAGCAATTTGCAAGACTTGTGATGAAGTAGTTGCTTTGCCCAGTTGCTCAGCCTGATTGGTCAGAGCTGCTGCAATCTGGATCTTGTCCATGTCAAAGATTTCGCTACCCTTATTAAGAGCAAGGTTAGCCTTGTCAAGTGCATTTTGTAATTGCTTGGCTTTTAATTTTTTCAGTTCATCAGCTGTAAGTTTCTTAGTTACATCGCCAGTCTTTTTAATTACCTTGAAAGAGTCCTGCAATGACTTTAAATGAGCGTTATCGGCTGAAGTTAGTTCAGCAGTTTTAGTGCCTGCCTTGCGAAGCAATTCAATATATGAACCCACGATTGGAATCATGCCTACATTAAGGTTACCTAGAACAGGGATGTCCTTTAGTTTCCCGGCAAGGACTCCAACGCCACGAATAACATCTGCAAGATAAGTTGCTGTCTTCTCCATATTGGAAGCAAGATCAGAGATGCTTTTGTCTTCTCCTAGATTTTTTAGGGCATCGATTAAGCCTGTGCCAATAATCTCTTTAACATTTGCTGAGGCAACGCCTAACTTGTCAATCGAACCTTGAAAAGTATTAGCAGCAGCTGTGGCAGAACCTGCAAAAGTGACCGCTAACTGGTTTGTAATATCTTCAAAAGACTTAGCCTTTAGATCAGCCTTGGAAATACCGACACCTAATTTAGAAAGTGCCGTGTTATTGCCCAGATAAGCCTTGCTTAATGCTGCTGTTACTGATCCTAGATCCTTGCCAGTTGAGGCTGAAATGTCTAGGGAAAGATTAAGAAGTCTTTGAGCCTCGGCAGAATCGCGAGTTGCTACGGCTAGGGTCTGATAACTTGGACGAAGCAGATCATCGACAATGCCGAACTCGCTCTGGAGTCTCTGGATGTATGCCTCTGAACTAGCTGCATCGCGCCCTAAGCCCACATTGCTTAGGGCTAATGCTAATTGCTGCTGTGCCTTCTGATCGGCTGCTGCTGCCTTGACTGAAGCCTTACCAAAAGCAATTACTGCTGTAGTTCCATAAGCAAGACCTACTGCACCTGCTAACTTTTTAACACCGTTAGTTAGTTTGTCTGTCGCTGTTTCTGCTTGTCTAAAAGCTTTTTTGCCAGTGAACTCAGCGGCTATGTCAATCTTTACATCGGCTGCCATTACTTCACCTTCAATCTGGATTCAAATTTATCTCTAGAAGTTTCAATAGCCTTAATAACGGCTGCTTGCGTTCTTCCTTGGTCTTCTGCCCAAGCACGAAAGATTGCGCGACCTTTCATCTTACTTGTCGCGCGTCCTGCTTGTCCTTCTTGACGAACATAGGCATTGACAATTCTTCCAGTTTGATTCATGGCGTCAATAAATTGTTGTCCTGCATAAGGATTATTGCTCATGGATTGATCTTTATTACCTGAACGAGTCATTTTGCCAAAATTTTCATGACGAGGAGCAACGACTCTAGACATCGGAGCTTGTGGTCTGCCTTGTGGATTCTTGCGACCAGCAGTCTCATAAATTGCGCCTGCCACGGAAGCATTGACAATACGAGCTAAAGATCTAAAACCTGAGCGATTAGGCTTGGATGGTGTTGCCTTGTACCCGATCCCACGCTTTGCTTCAGATGATGACCACACACGATTAGCCCACGCGCCATTTTGATTACTGTCAGCCCAACCGCTTAAGGGAGCAGTTGATGGTATAAATCCACGAGCTTTAGCAGTAATTGGCTTTAGGATTGCGCCTAGTTCTTTTTGAGTTTCTTTAGCAAGATCTGGCGTAAATTGTCTCAATGCTTTACGAAGTTCAACGGCGCCCTTTACGCTTGCTGGCATCGCTGATCTCCTTTGCTTCATCTTTGAGACCTTGAAC